AGTGAACTGGTGCGTATTTTTGATAATACTGCTGCCTGGGCATCCAACAATACTCAGGCCTGCCTGGACACCATAGTTGCCGCTACCTGGTACCATGTGTTTCTAATCTGTGAAGGTACTACGGGTGCGCCAGATTTTGTGGTGTCCAACAGTGCCAGTTATACAACAACTCAGGCAAAATTAAACGCTGCCAGCGGCGGCAGTGCCTATGAAGTGGTGCGACGATTAGGCTGCCTGAGAACAAGTTTTGGCAACATTGATCCCATGCCGTTCGTCACCATGGCTGATGCCGGAGGAAATTTAAAATTTTCCTATGCACATCCTGGCATGGCATTTAACTACAGCAGTTCTGCGGCATTCATTGGACCCACTACTGCAGGGTCTGCCGGCAGCACCACCAGTTTTGTAGTAACCACCCAAACCACGTTGTCATTTCCACCTATTCAAGGATTGATCAGCAGTTCCACAGCCACTACTGCCAGTGTGGCATTGTTTAGTTCAGTGCTGGTGCGCTGGATTCCACCCATGCCAGGCATCACTGCCGACATCAATGTTGTGCATATTTCAACCGTAGTAACCAATCATGTGGCCTTCTTTGGTGAGCCCTGGGCCAGTTCTGCCGCATTTACCTATGCCGTAGATGCCGCAGGTCAGACACCACCTACACAGATCATCAGAGAAAATGTAGCCAACGTAACTTCGGTGCATGCACGAATTTTGTCTATATCACCAGGCAATGATATAATTTCCGATGCACAGGTGGCAGGCACCGCAGTGTGGGACAGCACTTCGGGCACCAATCTGCGGTATGTGGTGGTCAATCAGGCAGCTGGCAACACCTCACTGCAGACGCCCACAGCCTTGGGTTTCGATGTTCGGAGCTTTACAATTGCAAGATAAAAACGTATTTGCTGCTTTGGACAGCAAATTTAACACACCGGCATCAACTCTGCCTGTTAAAATTGATGCAGGCCTGCCGGTAGCCACCAAGGTTGAAGACGACTTTGACCAGGCGCGTAATACGCTGCGCAATCTCATCACCAAGGGCGAGGCTGCCCTGGATGGCATGATGGATGTAGCCCGACAGAGCGACCATCCTCGTGCCTATGAAGTAACTGGGCAGCTCATCAAGACCGTGGCCGAGACTGCCAAGGATCTGCTGGCACTGCAGAAGGCGCGCAGGGATCTGCAGGACCCCGAAGAAAATAAACCACAGCAGATTGGCACACAGAACAACATAGTGTTTGCGGGTTCCACCAATGAATTGCTCAAGGCTCTGAGAGCCAAGAATGAAAATATAATCGATGCTGATTCGCAGAAATCGTCCTAGCTACAACGGCAACAGCAATCTAAAGCAGATTGGATTTGCCTTTGACTTTGAACCCTGGCACATCGAAGAAATTGCGCACTGCATAGAAGATCCCATATACTTCATAGAGAGCTACTGCAAGATTGTGAGCCTGGATCGAGGCCTGGTGCCCTTCAAGCTCTATGAATGTCAAAAAGAAAAAGTCAACGTCATATTGAACAACCGCAAGGTTATATTGATGGAAGGACGTCAGCAGGGCAAGACCATTACGTCGGCGGCCTGCATTCTGTGGTACACCTTATTCCAGGACAACAAGACCGTAGCCATACTAGCCAACAAGGCTGCAGCGGCTCGTGAAGTCATGAGCCGTTATCAGGCCATGTATGAAAATCTGCCTCTGTGGTTACAACAGGGTGTGAAGGAATGGAACAAGGGCAGCATAGAATTGGAGAACGGTTCAAAGGTATTCACTGCTGCTACGGCAACGTCGGGTATTCGTGGCAAATCCGTGAACTGGTTGTACATCGACGAAGCCGCCATCATACCCAACAACATAGCCGAAGAGTTCTTCACAGCCACCTATCCAACCATCATGGCCGGTGAGACCACCAAGGTGCTGATGAGTTCAACACCCCTGGGCTACAATCACTTCTGGAAGTTCTGGAACGATGCCGAGCAGGGACTCAACGATTTTGTGCGTCTGTTCATACCCTATACTTCCATACCTGGCCGCGATGAACGCTGGGCCAACGAACAAAAAGGCGTGCTGGGCGAAGTTAAATTTACTCAGGAGGTGCTGTGCAACTTCCTAGGCTCCAGCTATACCCTGCTGGATGCCGACACACTGGGTCGCATGAGCCCCAAGAAACCCATCTATACCTCGGGCAATCTGGATGTCTATGCCGAGCCTGTGCGTCAAGAAGTCGATGCCGCGGGCAAGGTTATTACACCTGCGGGCAACTACTGCGTGGTGGTGGACACCAGCCGTGGCGTGGGCGGAGACTACAGCGCCTTTGTGGTCATAGACATTACGTCGGCTCCCTACACAGTAGTGGCCAAGTATCGTGACAACAAGATTGCGCCCATGCTGTATCCCAGCATCATACATACAGTAGCGCGTAACTACAACAATGCCTATGTTCTGGTGGAAATCAATGACAATGGTCAGCAGATAGCCGACATTTTATACCACGAAATGGAATATGAAAATCTGCTGTGGTGTAATCGTGATGGCACCAAGGGTCAGGTTGTGAGCGGCGGCTTTGCAGGCCGCACAGTTCAGCCCGGCGTGCGCACCGACAAAAAGGTCAAACGCATAGGCTGCAGCCAGCTCAAGACTCTGGTGGAAGGGCAACGACTGCTGGTCTGGGATCGTGACATCATTTCGGAATTCTCAACCTTTGTGGAAGTCAAGGACAGCTATGCTGCCGACGAAGGTTACCACGATGATCTGGTGATGCCCCTGGTGCTGTTTGGTTGGCTGACCACCAACCCATACTTTCGCGACATGACCAATCTGAATATTCGCGAAAACATGTTTGAAAATCAGATTCGACAGATAGAAGACGAACTCACACCATTTGGTTTTATCGACGATGGGCGTGAGGCTGAAAAACCCGAACAGTTCATGGAAGCCGGAGATCTCTGGACTGTTCAAAAATCTTCAACAAACTGGCTCTAAATTAGGGAACATATAAATAAAGATGATCCCGAAATTCCTGGTTCAACGTTGAAGGTTTATACAAGGAGATTACCATGCCTTTTCAAGTTTCGCCTAACGTACTAGTCCAAGAGCGCGACGTTAGCCTATTTGTTCCACAGGTTGCCACTACTGCGGGCGCCTTTGTAGGACACTTTAACTGGGGCCCAGCCGAAGAATTTGTCACCATTGACAGTGAAAAAACACTGTATGAAATCTTTGGCAAGCCCGATACTAATAACGCCAAGTATTGGTTTACCGCAGCCAACTTCCTAAGCTACGGCAACAACCTGCAGGTAAGTCGAGTAGCTGACAGTGTTTCTCGCAACAGCGTGGCTCTGGGCACAGCTGTATTAGTTAAAAATGATGACAACTATGCCGGTGATGCAGGTTATACTGCGCCTACACTGACTGGTACTGAATACGTAGCTCGTTATCCTGGCATACTGGGTAACAATCTTAAAGTCAGCGTCTGCGACTACAACAGTTATCAGTTCAGTGCTAGTTTAAGCAGCACTGCACTATTGTTCACTACTGGTGCTACAATTCAGAATTCAGGCACCGGGTCTGACTCGTCCAGCACCCAAGGGCAGCTGGATTGAAATCACAGCCAGCGGCGTAGCCTATAGATTCCAATTGACTGCGGATGCAGCCAGTGGCGCTACTACTGTGGCATTTGTCAATAATACTGGTATCACACCAACAACTACCAGCACCACCATGCTGTGGGAATTCTGGCAAAATGTAGAAAGCCGTCCCAGCACTACACGATATGCCATAGAAAAAGCTGCTACTACCAGTGGCACCATCATCTATGATGAAATTCATGTCGTGGTTGTAGACGAAGACGGTGGCATTACTGGTGTTGCAGGTACAATTCTAGAAAATCATCAGGGTCTGAGCAAGGGCAGCGATGCACGTTCAACCGACGGCACCAGTTTGTTCTACAAAACCTACATCAATCAAAACAGTGCCTGGTTGCGTTATGGCAGCAAAACTGCATTGACCACCAGCAGCTCAGCACAATCCGTAACCTGGGAAAGCGCAGTACCCACCGACGGCACCGGCTTCAATGTCATGAGCCAGGTTCAGACTCGCAGTTTCAGCGGCGGTGAAGATGTTACGCCTACCGATGGATTACTGCAGACACAGTATGTCAAACTTGCCAACGGCGAACTGTTTGATGTTAGTCTGATTCCAGTTGTTGGTGTCAGCGCCGACAACAACACTGCTCGTTTTGTTGTAGACAACGTAGCCGAAGTTCGTCGCGATTGCCTGGTATTTGTAAGCCCAACTTCAGCCAGTCTGCTGACAGCCACCGCAATTGTCAATGATCGCATTACAAACTTCAACAAAGACTCGACATTTGCTGTCATGGACAGTGGTTGGAAATATCAGTATGATCGCTACAACGATGTGTACCGCTATGTACCCATGTGCGGCGATACTGCTGGTATTTGTGTGCGCACCGATGAAACCACCGAACCCTGGTACAGCCCCGGCGGTTATACACGCGGTCAGGTCAAGAATTTGGTTAAATTAAACTTCAGTCCCAACAAGACCGATCGTGACAACCTGTATCGCAATCAGATCAATCCAGTTGTTACACAACCTGGTCTGGGTACTGTGCTGTTCGGCGACAAGACCTGCACACAGAAGCCCAGCGCTTTTGACCGCATCAATGTACGCCGTCTGTTCATTGTTCTGGAAAAAGCCATTGCCACAGCAGCCAAGTTCCAGCTGTTTGAGTTCAACGATGGATTTACCCGTGCACAGTTTGTGAGCCTGGTTGAGCCCTTCCTGCGTGACGTACAGGGCCGTCGTGGCATCACTGACTTCCGTGTTGTC